CATACCTGCTTGGTTGCATCTTTGAGGTTTACGTTAATTCTTTGTGGTTGTTGGTTTGGTTGGTTCATTGTTTGTCCCTCCCTTATTATGATTTTACCTCATAATCTTTCATCACGACCCCGTCTCTATTCTGACCCCTAACATGAGCAGGACACCAAAACCTGCCATGATACTTACCAAACATCGGCCTTTCCTGCGTATATGTTTTCCAATGACCCATTGCCAGGTGTACTCGATTATGCCATAAACCTTTAGCTTCTGATTCCATTTGCTTTTTACCAAACGGCTTTAAGATGAGCGTTTTGTAACTGAAAATTGGCAGCTTACCCGTTTTCTTCCGTTTATTATTTAACTTTACAGGCGCCGGGATTGTTTCTGTTCCTATATTTTTACAAGTTAAAACCATCAAACATAAATTTACCATTGATAGTGTTTGATGAGATGATGCAACGTGTTGTTTCCTCACATTTTCATCTTCCCCTGTATATAAAACAAGAGTCTCAAATGTATAATCACCACTATCAAAATATGTTAGTTGCTTGTGATTCGGTGAAACATAATACACCCAGCTTGATATATTCCAGCATCCACTTTGATCTGTACCAAACACATAAACCATAAAACCTTTTGGTCTGCTAAATTCTCTGATTACTCCATTTTTCAACTCTATTTTACAACCAAACCCATTCGGCATATTTTCAAGCAATGCCGCGCATTTGATACCGTTTGATTTTGATATCATATCAAACCAGCACAAATCATATGGAAGATTAATCCCATAACCAAAATCATCAAAGAATAGCTCCGGGACTTTACGATTTCTTACTCCGGTCATTGTTATAACGTCCGATACTTCGCCGAAATGAAATTTAATACTGTCTTTTATTGAATTTATTGCTTTTCTTGCTCCGTTATCATAACCATCATAACATTCCCATTTTTTCAAATCTTCAATCACTTGATGTGCATACATGATACCCCCCGTTACTCCGCCAGTTCCATAAACTTGCTGATCACCTCGCTTTTGCCGTGTAACTCAGCAAATAATGCGACCTTTTCCTTTATATCCTGGTAAACAACCTTGTAATGGGTGTTATGTTTCATCCCCTCTTCCAGACCTTTCATTATGATTTGTTCGCCCGTTCCGACTGTCATCAGTTGTTGGGTTGTTAATACTTCCCGGACGTTCTTGAATTTCCCCTTAACGATAAACATCATTCCATTGAGCATCCTGGTAATATTTGAATAATACCTTTGGTGGTTGGTGCTGCCTTGGCCCTTGGCGTATTCGCAAAATTCTTTCATAACGTCCGTGGCGTCTCTCCTAATAATCTTACTGGCGACACGGATTCGTTTATACTCAGGTTCGAGCTTATATTTCTGGAGAGTATCCAGCTTTCGTCTTAATTTAAAAAACTCTTTTACGAGGCGCTTTTTGAAAAGCCTCACGACATCAGTGTTTCTCATGTACGAACCAAGAAGAAAAAACTGTTCTTCGTTCAACCAAAATTCTATTACCGGCCTTCCTTTTGTCATGACCTTTCGGACTTTCAAAGTCCCAAACTCTTCAAAGTCACTTCTGTATTTTTCGATTAATTTTGTCACCATCTTATGCTCACGCTGAAACCCCTGAGCAATAAGAAAAGTTCCTGCTCTCGGTACATCTTCAAATACTTCCACAATTTCTGCTTTCATAGTACAATCCTCATTATGGGTTGATGTTACAACCTACAATAAGCCTTATTTTGGATTAAGTCAATAAATATCTTCCTATAAAGCCATTCTATCATTAATTTCTGAGGATGTGAGATTTTCGTAGGCAGACCTGGTATCAATCTTTGACATCGCACGGCCAATTGCCATGACCAACGCCACAGCGCCATCAATTTTGTTCTCAACATTTGTTTTGGTCGGGTAATAATATTTGATTGGGCCACCCCGGCTTTCTTTTAGGACCACGTTCGACATCATCCACGATAATATTGGGTCGCCGTTGTGCCATATCTCACGCCCATAAATCCGAGCCTCCAACTCCTTCATCGGCTCAGACATAAGAGCCGGGCCCTGGTTTATTTCAACGCAAACGTCTGGGTTCGTCCACTCCATGATATTATTGACAAGGTACCCGGATTCACGTGGATCAAATGCTAATTGCATGATGGGATGGGTTTTGTTTATTGCTTTTAGGTCGTCCTCGATAAATTTAAAGTCCGTTCTGGCGCCTGGCGTTTGGGTCAATAATCCCTGCCGGACCCAAATCTTGTATTGCGTATTTTTAGATTCACGAATGGTATCTTCCGGCAGGTAGTATTTTCCGAATACAGCAAACCCTTTTTCAGTCTCAAACAATAAAATTACCGCACAAATGTCTATTTTTGACGCCAAATCTAAACCGATATAACATGGCTGGCCGATAAAATCATTCAGGTTTAACGATTCGTCTTTGCAGGCGTTCCACTTTTCTGCCGTAATCCATTTGGTTTCACCTTCTGTCCATACGCAAAAGTTAAGCCGCTTGACGATGTTCTCCTGGGACGGCATGGCCTTGGCTTCCTCGACCTGCCGACGTAGGTAGTCCCTAAACGGCGCCCCCAGGTAATTAAGGTTTGGGTTCGCTTTCTCCCATACCGATTCATCCCGCCAATCGTCGCAATCCGGGCACCCGTCCTGTGGAATCGTCTTGCCTTCGGCCTCACATCGCGGGCAAACGTCAAGGCCAGTCATTATCCCGAACCAAGCGTCATCCTGGATGGTCCCTTCGAGGATCTTCTCAGTGTATTCGTGGTGCTGAAAGCAAATTGAGTGCCTATCGTACCCGCTATTGGTTATTTCAAACTGTAATCCCTGACGGCGGCCTTTCATGCCTGCACTCATTTTCCTAACCACCAGGTCGTTCGGGTGTTCGTGTATCTCGTCTATCAGGGCCATGTGCGGTCGCTTGCCATCAAGACCTCTATGCTCAGATGATATGGCACGGAAGAAGCTGTTGGCTTTGTTGTTGGCAATATTGTATTTGTCAACGATGAGCATATCCTTCAACGATTCGGATGCTTCAGCGTATAACCTGGCGTCCCTGAACAGGATTCCGGCTTGTTCTTTTGTCGTTGCCGCTGCATATACCTCGGCGCCTGGCTCGCTGTCAAAAGTTAAGCCGTAAAGCCCAATCCCTGCCAGTAACGGCGTTTTGCCCTGGCCTTTGCCCATCTCGCAATACGCAGTCCTGAACCTGCGGCAATCATCAATCTTACGCTTCCACCCAAATATTGATCCGACAATGAATACCTGGTTGGGTGTCAGGTTAAACGGTTGTCCGTCAAAGGCACCCTCATAGAATTTCAGGAACACCGGGAAGAAATTTATCACCCTGTTAGCAGCGTTATGGTCGAAATATAGACCCCTAGTGGCCTTTTTGGGTGTCTTATGGACCCATGGCTTGTCCAGACAATGCCTTTTACACGCCAATGTCACCCATTTATTGGCGGGGATCTTGCCGGCAATGATGTTCCTGGCGTACACATGGATTGGATGTTGGTATTCTTTAGATTGTCCCATCTTTACTCAGCATGAAAAGTTCCGCCTTATTTTTCTTCCGTGGTTTCTCAACCTTCAGGTTGACCCGGCTGGATGGCGACAACCCAAGCAGGACCGCTGCCTTTATCATCCGATCATACGATTCCCGGGCCACCCGCAGGTATGGATTAAGCGCCGGAGTTTTATCCTGCTTCTGATAAACCATCCCCATCTCTTGCACCTTGAGTGTTGACTTGGCCCATTGGCTGTACGCGTCACAGTACCCGGCCAGCACCGCCATGTCCAACCCGGTCATCAGTCCCACCGATTCCAGGATGTCGCCGGCACGTGTCCACTCTGCTTTCGCTTCGGCGTCCAGGTGATCGGGGCACTTTGGCATTTTGGACGGTGGGTCCGGTTCGTTCTCCCTGGCTTTTTTGTGGGAATGGCTTGTCCCACCTCTAAGATTTAATATCTTGCTCGGTATCGCCTTACGCCCTTTCATATTATACCTCCTTATTGTATTTATTTTAATTTAATTGTCGCTTTTTAC